ACTCTTCCTATTTCTGTACCATATGCTAATACGTTTGCACCTGTACCAGATGATGTTACTGTAACAGTCGGTAAAGTTAAATAACCACTTCCGTTATTTGTTAAGAAAATATCTGTGATGTCATTTAGATTAGAATTAGTTTCAGGTTCTTGTACAATTTTATTTCCAAAGTATTGATCGCCTCTTGTTGTTTCATCTTCTAAAACAATATGATCTTCAGTTGATGATGTACTTTCTTCAAGTGTAAAACCTCCATTAACAACTGAAACAAAACCAGCGGCATTTGCACCTTGTGTTCCTGTATTAGTAAAGTTTAAAACATCTCCTACTGTATAACCTGATCCATTATCATCTATAATAATTTCTGATATACCACCTGTACCTATATCATTAATAGTTAAACTAGCACCAACGCCACCACCATTAATTGTAATTAAATCGGCAGTCGTATATAAGTTACCGTCATTAGTAACAGTTTTTGTACCTGGTATACCTGTAATATTTGCTTTTATAAAATAATCATCAGCGTCTGTTTCTGTTCCTGTAATTTGTTCACCGATAACAAACGTACCATCATAGGTATCATTGTTAATTATAAATTCTGATATTTCTTTTGCACCTAATATAAACTTTCTAACTGATTCAACAATAGCAGTAGCACCTGAAGTTTGTCCTGTAATAGTACGACCAACTAAATTAGTTGTGTTACCTGTTGTTGCAACTGCTCTTAAAACTTTTTGTGTATCCCATTGTCCATCAGACGCCTTTAAAATTTGTTCTCTTGGATAAAATGTTTCAGATACTTCGTTAAATAAAATTCTAAAAAATAATGCGTGACCTTCATTAGTACCTTTTAATCGGTACATAGATTTAATATTTTTAATTAAGTTTCTTTTATCTAATCCTGATGCTAATTCTTCAGGTATTGTTTTTAAAAATTCATTTCTAAACTTTGTTAAGAAATCAGAAATAACTTTATCTGGATCTCTAAAGTTTAAAAGTTGTTGAATGTTTTGTACAGGATTAGGTCGGTAGTTATTAATAACTGCTTGAGCACCAGATGAATCACCCGTAATGATTTCACCTTTAATAAATTTATCTTGTGCTGATATAAAAATTCTATTGTTTGCTAAATCTTCAGCAACAACAGTTGCGGTTGCGTTTGATGTACTACCTGTTACAGTTTCACCTACTGTAAATTTACCAAAAGAAGAATCTTCTAAAATTAATTTTTCACCAGAGTCTAACTGTGTTCTTTCTGAACTAATTTTACTACCATCTAATAATAAATTATCTGTACGACCTGTTTCGTTTTCTAAAGTTATACCGTCTGTAGATTCAATTGAGGTAACCTGCAACTCGGCAGATTCCATAAATGTAAAGTAAAGTTTTAGAAATTTGGCAAATTGTGGGTGATCATCAATTACAAAATCTGGTAATTGACTATTAATGAGCGTTGAGATTTTGTCATTAAATTTTGCCATTGAACACTAGTAACTTGTTGTAGTCGTGTAACCAACTCCTGCCTCAGCAGAACCTCCTACAAAAGTATCTTCTTCTACCGTTATGTTTGAATTTGCAACATCTATTTCTATAATTTGATTTCTTACAGGTACAACATCATTAGAACTTGGTGTAACTGTTAATTCAATTACAGATGATGACGCACCTCTAATATTTGAAATTGATGAAACATTTAAAGAATTAATTGTAATTTGTCCTGTACTATAATCAATTGTACCTTGTGTGTTATTAGCATATGTTCTAATACCTGATGATAGATAATATCTTCTAACGTTACCTAATCCATCATCATCTAAAAACATTTCGTTTGAATTACCTGCAACTGTAAATCCTGTAGATGATAAAATTGGTTCGTGTCCTGTGTGAGGATTGTATATCGCATTTCTAAAGTAAACATCATATCTTGTAGATGAACTTAATGTAGGTGTAAATGATTTTCTCATATCAACTGTTGTGATATTTGAAAGTATAGAAGTGTCAACATCATCTATTAAACCTGTTAGTTTTGAATATCTAAACACAGCATCAAATTTTTGTAAAGTGTTTGTATTGTAATTTGTAATCGCACTTATAATTTCTGATTTTAAAGTATCTGCTGTTTTTGTTGTTGATTTTTTATCATACTTTGCGTTAACTGTTAATAATATAGATGTAGTTTCTGGATCAACAATCTCTGGTCTCACAGACGCAACGTTATAAGGTTTTAAAGATGTAACTATATTTTGTTTTGTAGCGTTTGTTAATGTAGAACCTGACGCCGCTTTGATAGCAATTTTTACAACACCATAAACTGGAGTTTCATCATCTTCACCACCCCAAGCACTTATTGATAACGCATTAGGATAAATTGATTTTACAATTGTTTCGTAATCTGTTGTAGTTACAGCACGATCTTGTGATGTATATTGTAATGGTGCATTAAATCTAATTGACTCTTTTGATTCTGATTCAGCACCACCTTGTGCTGATGAATTAGTTGAAACAGAAACATTTGTAAATCCACCAATTGAACCTGATAGTGTAAATGTAGAAGCACCGTTTGCTTCTGTTTTATTTGTTACAACGTATTCTAAAATTACAATGTTACCGTCTGATAAATTTTGTCCTATAACACCATCACCAAAGTAAACTTCAAACTTACCTGTATCAGTTTCTTGTAAGAAATATGCTTTAGATGTATCTGTTAAACTTTTTAATCCACTTGCAAGTGTGTAAGTTGATATTGTAGTATCGCCTGCTGAATTTTGAACTGAAACTTTTAAAGTTGAAGTATCAGCATTAACACTTGGTATAATATATTTTTGGTCTACGTCTGTACTATCAACTGTGTAACGATAAGTTACTAAAGTACCTTCATATAAAGATACATTTGAAAATCTGTAAACACCATCGGCAGGTGTTATTGTAACATCTTGGTTTGTAACAAACTCATATGCAATGCCATCAACTGTAGAAGTAAAAGTTGTTCCTTTGTTCATTGTTACAGAAGCACCTGTAGCATTGTTTAAAAGTATATCTACGTTTGCAATAGGAGCTCTTGGTGATGATGGAGTATAACCCAACATCTTTGCTAATGAAACAATATTTTTTCTTATGTCTGCACTATCTAAATAAATTTCATTTGCTAACATATTAGCATTGAAACCTAGGTAGTGAGTATTGTATGCTAGTGTATCTAATAAAACAGCAAATCCTGAACCTTCAAAATTATAATCTGAAAATTCTGTTTGATCTTGTAAGAACGCTCTTAAATTGGATTTGATTGCGTCAAAATCTAAATCTGAAACTACGAATTTATTACTTGCCATTTTATCTTAATCTTTCTAAAAATGTTTCTACTGTTACTGGTTCAGGAACGCCAACAACATAAAACATAATTCTTAAATGATAACTGTTTCTATCCAAATCTGGACTTGCTAAAATTTGAACTAAATTAACTCTTGGTTCAAAATTATTAATTACCTCAGCAACTTTTCTTTGTAAGTTAAGAGCAGTTAATGGTGTCATTGGTTCAAACAACATTGCTCTTACATCACTTCCTATTTCTGGATGAAAAGGTCTCTCATAATGATTTGTGTTAATCAAATTTCTAACACTTCTTTTAACTGCCTCAACATCTGTTAATTTATTAACGTCATTTGTAACAGTATTACGACCAAAGTTTAAATCTAAATCCTTATAGATTCTTACTGCTCGTTTTGAATTGTTGGTATTACTAGCATCATAGTTTGGCATAACAGTAATATTTATACGTTAACCAACAAAAACATTTGAAGAACCTGAAGTCATTGCACCTGCGTCTGCACTATCACCAATTCTGCCTACAGCAATACTATTTACTCTTACAGTTGATGATCCAACGTTCAAAAATCTAACGTGTGGTGGACAAGGTGGATTTGGTGGTGCTGGGTGTGATACTGTAGGTGCACCTACAACTATGACATTTATACCGTTTACCTTTACTGTGCCGTCTGTATTTGATGAATCAATCGTTGTTGTACCCGTACAACCGTGTCCTGTTGACAAACTATCTCCAACTCTACAAACAGCGGGCATTATCTACTTAATTTCTTTGATCTACCCCAAGGTAACTCAATTGATTCACTAATTTGTTTGCCTTTTTTACTGATATATTCAACACCTACAATTCTATCTTTAAATTTTGATTGAATTGACTTAACTGCTTTTGTTAAACTCATTTGTTCAGTTTTTTCTTCTTGTCCACTTTCATTCCAAAAGTAAAATTCTCTATTTTTTCCCATTTTTATGCCCCATTAAACGAATCATAGTCCATTGCGTCATATTTCACTTCGTCAGGATCAAAATCCTTCTTTTTTTCGTGTCTGCAATGTCCACAACACTCGATTTTATATTTTTCATTAAATTCATTGACGATTTCTTGCTCACATTTGTTTCCACAATGGCAAACGTGTCCACAATTATCACAATAAACAGTTTTTTTGTCCATAAGTCTATTTATCTTAAAAATTACAACTTACTTGAGCGTGAGTCGTTCTATTATCAACCATATTTTTCAATTTTTTTTTCGAA